GCCACCACCGCCGCCGTGACCAGAACCACGGCCACCTCCACCACCGGCAAGAACTCGGCAAGAGACAAAGCCTGCCGTACCAATAACAATCGTGCCCGAGCCGGTGAACTTGTAACAGGATTTGCCGCCTACGGTCGTGATGGTCGGTGAACCGGTAGTGCTCGTGACCGTTGCTTTGGCAGCACTACCACCGGCGAAAGGGAGAACAGTCCAAGCATCACTACCTGTACGGATCAAGTCAGCACTCGCATACTGCGCCAAAGTCGCTGCAACATTCGTGACCGTCACACCACCAGCACCAACAAAAGTCACCGTGCCCGCACCAAGGTTCGTGTAACGAAGCACCGTGTTAGCAACCCAAACGACCGACGACTGCAAAGGAATCGTCACCGTCACCGCTGCCGCGTTACTCAACGTCGTAAGTTTGTTCGCATCCAACAACACTGCCGTGTAAGTCGTGCCTGTCTGTGCGTTTGTCGGTAGCGCGTACGACATTTTAGACACCAGAGTGTCACTGATGTCCGTAGCTGTGAGCACGTCACCAGTAGCCCACGAGGTTTTGATTGCCATGTTTGATACTCCTAATAGCCGAGGTTGTTGAAGTCGAGGCGACCAAAGACCGCATCATCAAGAAGGAACGCCGCCTGAGTTTCAGACAGGGTAAAAGTAATTTCGTGAAACGTCGGGATCGCTTTATGTTCAATACCGTCAATCGTGACGAACTGCGTAATCGTCGAACCAGTACCCTGCGGCTGCCACACAACTTTCACCACAGTGCCAAGATCAAGACCGAGTACCGTTGCTTGCTGCGTAACAGTCAACGAATCCAAAGCGACCGTCATCTGGTTCACGCGCCACAACGGATCCTGATACTTATTCACCAGCCACGAGGCGAGAGCCGAAGCAGCCGACGTGTCACTCAACAACGTGTCATACGTTGCCGCCATCTCACCATAAGTAGCCACCGAAGCAGTACCCACCGCTGACGCGGTACCGGCGACTACTGTGCCGCCGTAATAAGTGACATTGACCGTGTTCCACAGTGCTTCCATCCCGAACTGCACCTGGACATCAGTAAACGGAATGTTCCCCGGACCAAACGTGGCCGCGTTCGTATACGTCTCAAGATCCGTATGAGACTTAAACGTCATCGCCCCTGAAGGGTTCACGAAGAACGCGCCCGCCTCAGACAGTTCAACTTTCTGCAAATACGCCAACGCAAGGACACTGCCACCAATGAAATCAGCATTCAATGTTGATGCACCAGTAGAAATACTGCGATCAGTAGAAGGCCACCCCGCATCGTCAAGGATTTTGCCCACACGAACCGACGACAATTCACCAGTTTGAGTACCGCTAGTTACCAACGCTTTCGCAATATTCGCGAAACCATCAACGGCTTTCGGGATAGCGACAGAATCGTTGCCCTTGTCGTACTGGAAATCCCAATCCTCAATGTTGCCCGTGTACAAGTTCACGCCGTCGCGGCTGACCCGCAGCTGCTTACGCGGACCAATACTGCCGTAATACGGGGAACTAGTGTTTTGTGGGTCGAACAGTCGCGCCCGGTTATCGAGCACGACTTGACTCGTTCCGGCAGTGAACTTCTCCAACTGCCGCGAACGACCCCGCTTCACCCCAATCGAACGCACATACTGAGTAACATCAACAAGCACATCACCAGCAAGCAGGTAAGTCACATTGTCTAACTTGCCCTTGACTGCGTCATCGAGCGTGAACCAGTTACCCACACCGTTAGGTGCAAGGTTGAAAGCGATCTCAACTTTCGTAGCCATAAGACTCAGCCCGCCTTCGCGTAAATGTTCCCATTCGCCTTCTCAAACTTGCTGATGTACTCAACGATTGACTGACCAATCTGACGCGGATCACCCACACCAGCAGACACGTTAATGTTGTAAGTAGAACCATTAGAGCCGCCACCGAGATAACCCGCTGCGGAAGAACTACCCAACGGGATAACAGCCTCAGGACCCGCCTCGCCGATCATGGCGAAAGTTGGAGCCGTCACGATGCCACCATTCGCGAACGGTGTAGCGGTGTTACCGTCAAGACCACCAGTCGCATACGACGACACATTCTGCGTAACGAGCCTGTTAATTGTCGTGACCGTAACCGTCGCCGTACGGCTCATTGAGTCAGCCAGGTTGTCCATGATGGTCATCATTTTTGCGCGGGCTTTACCCTTAGGGCCGAACTGGTTCTCGAAACCGTCCAGAGTGTCCGTCGCTGTTTTCACGCCAGCACCGAACCATTTATCGGCAGCGAGTAAGCCAACATTGTCAGCCGCGTCCTGCGCCGATTTCACTAACGCATTGGTCTCATTGATTGCAGTAGTGCCGCCAGTAATAAGCCCGTCAGCGATACTGGTACCAGCCGCCGCAGTAGTAGTGAGAAGTTCAGTCAACGATTCCTTCGACAAGCCCATAGCAATAAGTTGCTTCACCTTGTCGGCGAAACCAACCGCAAGATTCGCCTGATCCTGCAACTTCTCAATAAACGACTTGCCGACCTTCTCGCCATTCGCGTCAAACTCTTGAGCCGCGCCACTGAAATCCAACGCGCCAGCAATGGAATCCCTGACAGAAACTTTGAACTCGTCGAACGCTTTCGTCGCGTCATCGAGTTTCGTTTTCAACGTATCGAAACCAGACTTATACCAAGCATCGAAAGAAGTCTTCAACTTCGCGTAAGCCTGCGCCGTGTAATCCACCGCAGCCGCATGAGCAGAGGCCGTAGTCGCAGCATCGTTATGTTTCTTCGCCACAACTTCAAGAGCAGCAGCTTGCGCTAACGCAGCGGCTTTCTCCTTCTCCGCAGCAGCAGTCGCCTTCTCGGTAGCGGCAGTCAACGCATTAATACCAAGTTGGGCAACGTCAGGGGTTAAACCGGGGATCATCGTGCCAGCGACGTTAGCCGCCAAATCGCGGCCCTTACCGAGCCAAGACGCGGCACCACTAATCCAGCCAGGCACTGACGGCAACGCAGCGAATTTGTCCTTCAAATCAACCAGAGCAGTAGCGAGAACACCAGCCTTCGTGATCGAATCAGCAACAGACGTGCCAAAATTACCGATCACGTCAGTAGCGCCACCGACACCGCCGACCTTCTTAGTCAAACTATCCATCGCCGTTAGAAGCGCGTAACCAATTGCTTCCTTCGCCTCATTGACGGCCACTGTGACACGGTTCATTTTTCCTTGATAAGTCTCAGCTGCGGCAGCGGACTGCCCGCCGAAACGGTCATCAAGAACTTTCTGTGCAGCAGCGAAGTCTTTCGTTTTGATGATGTTTGCGTTGAGGGGGATGCCCATCTTCGTCAATGCACCGAAGTGGCCTTCCTCAGCCATTGCGAGAGCCTTAGAAACGGACCCAAGATCGCGACCAGTTGCCGCGCTGATGTCCATCGCTTCGCCAAGCATTTTCTGTGACGCAGCAACGTCACCCGTAGAGGTGATCAGTTTTTGTAGTGCGGGCCGAAGTTCATCATCCGCTACACCTCGTGCAAGCGAAAGTTTAGAAATAAAAGTTTCAACACCAGCATTTTGACCGGCAAGCCCAACGTTCTCCATTGCTTTAGCCAGGGCGACCATAGATTTCTGATCTTCCATCGCACCCGCAATAGAGGACTGGAAGAAATCAGTGACAGCGCCGATAGTGAATGTCGCGGCAATGACTCCACCAACCGCGGCGAGACCCTTACCGAAATCCGTCATACCCCTACTGGTTGTCTCGCCCTGCGTCTTGAGACTGTTCAAATCCTTGATGGCGCGGTTGATGTCTTTATCGTTGTAATCGCCTGCAATAGTGACGTTAATCGGACGCTTAGCAGCCATCAGTCAGCCTTCCTATTAGTCACCGTTATTTACACGATCCATAGCAGCTTGAACAGCCGCCTCTATTGCGTTACCCGCCGCATTGCCTTTCAAATACAAAGCCTCCGAAAGCGTTCGAGACACCTTTCCTCCGCCACGCTTACCAATCAGGTTCGCGTTGAAAACAGAATCAGGATGCTTAATGCCAGCGATCTCATAAATCGAACCCGCCGCGTTGCCTTGCTCAACCACAACACGAAGGGAAGTTTTGTTCCCCTGACGTGTACGCGAAGACACCTTCGACTTGATGCCAGACTTGATAGCCGCCGAATCGAACGACAGGCTCCGTGAAGTAGTCGCCTGAACCATCTTGACGGACCCACGCTGCCCGTTACTGCCCGAAGTTCGCGTCATCAACCACGAACCCCACCCCGACAAACCGCTGTCAGGGACCCGTCCACGGGCATCCTCAGCGACAAGTTCACCGGCGAGTTTCAATTCCTTTTGCAGAACCTTGTACATATCTGCATCAAAACGACGCAACCTGTTCGCAAGTTCAGCAGCACCAGTTATATCTACCCTGAAATTGTTAGCCACGACCACCACTTTCCTGGACTACTCGCCAACGTAGGTAGCGCATCATTGTTGCGATCATTCGAGAATCCATACCCGCGACAACTTCAGGCGAAAGCCCAAACTCGAAAGCAATATGAACAATCAACCAGTGGGCTGACTGCTCTCCAAAGGGGGTATCTCAGCCTCGGACGAGTCACCAAACGTAATGTCATCAACCGTGTCACACCACGAATCAAACTCGACCGTGACCAACTTCTTACGAGTCAACGTTGACCATGCAAGCCAAAGCATCCACTCGATACGAACCGAATCACCAAACGCCGACATTGCCATATCAAATTTGCGTTCGAATGCTATGAGGTCAGACGCGGACGCAACAACATCCACGCCTGACCCATCTTCATAACCAACGTGCAGAGGCAAACGCATCATGGCCAAAACTCCTTCAGGACAAAAGAAAAGCCCCAAAGAAGGGGCAGGGACAGGGGGGTTACAGAAGTGTTACGGGGTCTTGACTACAGTCCCGCTCGTTGGCCAAGTCACAGACTCAGTAGCAACATCGCCAACAGCACCCGAAAGAGGAGTCGCGCTGGTAACAAGAGCAGTGAACGTGTAAGCCGGGTTACCCGCAGCAGCAGTACCGCTAGTAGGTGACACGACAACAGTTGCGAGCGTGCCAAGCAGCGGCCACAGAACAGCCTCAAGGCCAGTAGTTGCCGTGAAATCTTGGAAGAAATCAAGCTTCACTGAGCCGGACTTCAAACCGCCGATATGGGTTTTCCAAGTATCACCAAAAGCAGTGACTTCCTTGTCTTCAGCTTGAACAGTGAGTTCAACCTGCTTGACTTGATTGCTGAACGCGGTGCCGTTAATGGTCACCTTGACGTCAGTAAGAATGGTTTTCGCCATGATTTGCCTCTCTTATTGAGCGATAACAGTCACCGAAAAAGTGGCTGCTAAGTAAGTGGTTTCACCGAGAGCAAGAGCCGTATAACTGCTCATGTCGGTAACTCGGAGGTCAAAAGCCTTGCCCCCGAGCGTCTTATCAATCTCCAACGCTGCCTTAACCGAACTGGAACCCGTCGGGTTACAGAAAGCGTCGAGCGTTGTTTGAGCAGTACGTTCACTCATGCGGTTCGCGATCACCACAATGTCGAACGTGTAAGTATCCAAACCCCGACCCATCGCATTATCGAAATCGATGTGCTGAGGCACAACAATCGCGATGGGTGGCGAAGGGTTATCAGGAATGAAAGCCGAAGTACGAAGCCCCGAAATAGTTGCAAGATTCGCAGCAAGACCAGTACGCAACTCGCTAAGGCTCGTCGTCACAACGCCGCCCTAAAGCGACGATACGGAGTAAGCAGAACCTCAACGTCAGGATCCAATGCCTTACCGACCCGCATCACCCCAATGTCACCGAACCCTGCAACGCCAAGAGGAGAATCGGCACGCTTAAACAGACGCGAAGCCTGCATCACCGCAGCCTGGACAACACTCGACGGGATAGAGCCGAACGCGAACTTCCCCGTGATCTTCACCGACTGAATACCTTGATTGTTGTACCAGCCGAAACTGTTCACTGCACGAAGCCGAGTGATCGGCCAAGTCATACCGTCCGTGAACGAGTTCAACGGTTCCGGTTGAAAATCAGTAGTCGTCGCCCACGTCACACCATCACGCGAATACTCGACCGTAGTAATCGACTGCAAGTCATCAACTTCGACATAGTCCGCTTTAGCGGAAGCAAAGTAACGCGCCGTATCCGTCGCAGCTGTACCGAACGTACGCCCACAGTAAGCATTGATCGCTTCATCAGTGGAGTTCAAGGACAGTTGCAGCATCACATCATCGACATTGTCTGTGATTCTCAGAGCCGCCTTGACTTGGGTCAGTGACGCGTAAGTCATAGGTTCTCCTCAGAGACAAGGCCCCAAAAATAGAGGTCATGGGTGAAATCGTTCGTGGTGAATTCGTACGCGACAAACAACTCATCAAGGTCAATCGCGTCATGAAAGTCTTGCTCAGTTAGGTTCTGGTAATAGTCCCAACGATCCACCGTGAAAGGACTAGACGAAGGCTCATGGCCATGAGTGCCATGCTCGGCACGTCCAACCGTCGCACACGTCACAATCACCAGCCCCGCAGTCATACGGCGCATGTTCAAGAACGTCTCAAGCCAGAACGGGTTGTGTTCAAAACATTCAGCAGAGATCGACACATCAAAATCACGGTCTTCAAAGTCAAGTTCTTGACCTTGCTCAACCATGTCGACACCGAGACCGTGTTCTAAATCAACCCCGACATAGTCACAATCAGTAAAGAAATCACGCACAGTGCCGTTTATGTTGAGCGAACCAACCTCAAGGACGCGCCGTTGACCGAAATAGTCAGGAAATTTGGCCTTAACTTTTGTCACATATTCCATTTGCGCAGGGTGCGACACGATGGCCCCTCTAGTTAATGTTCACCGTCGGCCCATGAAAAGAGTGACCTTCGAGTGCAAAGTTGACGAACGGGTTAAGTGAATGCACAGACGTGCCAAGTTCACGGATCTGGTTAGCGACACCAGTGAGGGTTTCTTGCCACACAGTGAACGGGTTATCGCCCACTTTGTAGCCTGCAAAGTTCGAGCCGCCATCAATCTGCCCACAATCAGCACCAACAAGCACAATGTGTGCCGCACCCAAATACTGTGCAAAGTGCATCGTCATATGCAGTGAGGTAGGGCCGATAACCAAAGTATCTGGATCTGTTGGCCAATCCCGTTCAGCGTTAAAGTTTGCGTACAGCTGCTCACCAGTTGCGAATCGGTAAATGTTGCGCTGTGTTGGTTCGCTATCCGCAGCTTCAGGACCACCAGCACCAAGATCAGTCAACGGAGCGATCACAGGCAGGTCAGGTCGAGCAAGAGCTGCGTTGATCGCGTCGCGGTGGTAGTGGGTAACAGTGGCGTACACGGGCAGGTTAAGGCCACGTCCGACATTGTTCACGCACACACACAACTTGTCGAAGAAGAATTCACGCGGAATGTGATCAAGAGAAGAACCTGAACCGATCACATAAATCGTTTCGCCCTTAAGCGCATCCCGAAACCCCGTGCCCTTATCGGGCAGCATTGTGCTCAGTCCCATGAGTTCACCCGCCTACGAGTCAACGACCAACGACCATCACTGAAATCTTGAACGTCAACTTTCGCCCCATAAAATGAGGCATTGTCGGCAAACGTCACATTGTTACGGCCAGCAAACTTCTCCACTTTGATCGTGGAACTGTTCTCATGCGCCACCGCAATACCCGACTGGACCACAGGAACACCCGCATTTAGACAGCGACGTTCATAGTCCGTGTCCTCGAAATAGGCAGGATGTAAACCCTCATCGAACAGGCCAACCTTCTCAACCACGTCCTCGCCAAGCGCGAACGCGCACCATGCAGGAAGCCCACCCGATAACACGAGAGCATCCGTACGCGCTGCTTCAGCAAACGCAGCAAGCGACCCGGCAGGCCACTCAACATCGAAATTCACGATCAGCCACCAAGGGGCGAACGGTGTGACCTTGATACCAAGATTCCACGAACCCGCAACGCCCTGATTCGCCGGCAGTTTGATGACAGAAAGTTTCCGCACCCGCTGCGCCGCAACCTCAAGGCCAAACACGCCCGCACCATTATCGATAACCACCAGGTGATCGACCGTCACATCAATACTGTTCACCATGTGTAGAAGAAGTTCAGGACGGGTAAGAATCGGCACGATCATTACAGGGATCATGTGCCCAACTCCTCAAACAGAGGCCGCCACTTTTGGCGATACACAAGATCCGCGTCGTACTGCACGGCGTGAGCACGAGCCTTATCGGAATGCCCGCGAGGAGCAGCGTATGCAGCCTCAAGACACTCAACCATGCTGTTGATATTCGGGGCTTTCCACCAGTTCTGAAAATGAGGGTTATAGGTCGCTTGATTCGTCGTCAACCAGCCGTCGCCCACGAGTTCGGGTTGAGCTGAGAAGTCATTAGCGATCACACGCAAACCACAAGCCTGCATTTCCAGCACCGTGAGACCGAAACCCTCACCATAAGTAGCGGCAAGACCAACATCGCACGCACTCATCAACGCAGCCATACCCTCGCTAGGGATCCCGGTGCGCCACGCGTACTGATTCACGAACTTGTACTGGTGCGGTTCAAGACCACACGCGGCAATGAGTTCATCCATTCTGAAGCCGCCCATAGCGCCGTGACGTTCAGTGTGCAAATACATCACCGCGTCATCATGCGATTTAGCAAAAATTGAGAACGCAAGCAGAGCCTCAGGCCACGCCTTACGTTTCTGGTCCTGATTAGCGTTGAACGCACCAACCACGAACACGCCCGCATCCACACCCATCAACTCGCGGCCAGTCATCGGACCCTGCACCGAAACGTTCACCGATTCAGTACGACTAAACACGTTCGTATCAATCGCGTGCGGGATATACACCGAATCAATACCCTGCAACGCTAACTGCTCAAAACCAAACCGCGACATCGCGACCGGAGTAACCGTGGACTGACGCAGAAACGCCGCAACCGGGGCAGCAACAGGAGCCGAATCAATCGGAACCCACGACACCGTCGGCACCTCGCCGTAAATCTTCGCCGACAACACCCACACGTCATAAAGGGTCATCAGTAGCGGCTTCAAATCTGGTCGACGAGCCGTCCAATCCTTGTAATAAGGACCAATAACATCATTGCTGTAAGCGTCCGTACCGCGAGGAAAATGGGGAATACCTTCCCATTCAGTGACAGTCCCCTCAAGCCCGTAATTCGCTGCGACAGCCACACTGTGACCGTCTTTCGCCATACGGGTAAGCAACTGGTTCGCTTGCGTGCCATAGCCGCTACGCGCCCACAACGCATTCGTGTTCATAATCGCTTGCAGCTTCACAGGAAACCTTCGTTCGCAGGGTTTGAAAAGCGTTGCCCGAACAGGCCCTGCATCCCATTCGGGCAACGCGACTTTGGAGCTACCGCGTTTCCCTCGTTGGAACCCAACGGGCACGTTTCACTTGGTTATCGATAAAACGGTCAAGTTCAGCGAACAACAGCCGCAACCGGATCGGATCATTTTCGCGGGACAACGCCGCGTGCAGGGACTTCAAATACTCAATGTCATTCATACAACTCCCCCCAAAGTGGGGGCCGCCTTTTGAGCAGCCCCCACAAGGGTTAGAGATACGGTTTAGTAACCGGAGATAGGCACAACACCAGTGCCAGTGACCTTCGCGATACCTGATGGGTAGCGAGCAGCCATTGCTGCATAGCCATACACCTGGAAACGAACAGTCAAAGTGCTTGAACCGGCGTCATTAAGAACGCGGGTACGCACACCGGACTCGAACAACACTGTGTCAGAGAACGCAGCGATGACGATAGGCAACTGTGAAGACACAGTGGCGATACCTGGATCAAGGTACACAGGCAAACCAACGAAGGTACCGACAGCGCCTTGAGCTTCACCCGGAGCAGTAACGATGCCCGATGCGTTCCATGGACCATTAGCCGTAGGAACAACAAGTGGACGACCGTTCGAATCTGCTGCACCAACGAGGCTGTACCAGATTGATGGATGCATCACGATTGCTTCAGCACCCTTGTAACGGTTCTTAGCAACAGCACTGATTGCCTGAGCAACCGCAGTACCAATACCCGCTGGAGTAGGAGTACCTGACGTGTAAGTCACGGTACCGATACCAACAGTGTTGATAAGGCCAGCAAGTTCACCAGCAGTTCCGACACCCTGAAGAACCTGAGCATTCAACTGGAAATCGTAATCAGCCATGAGGTCGGAGAAGATCATGCGATCAAGCCCGCCTGCAAGTGGTGACTGCTCAACGAGTTGAATAGCAACGCCTTCGTAACCGGAAATGGTACGAACTGGTGCGGCAACACTTGAAGTAACCATGTCGCGCTGTGAAGTTGCACCGTTGTCAGTTGCCTGAACGCCAGTCAACGAACCCGTAGTGATCTTCGGGATGTTGATTGAGTCAGTACCGGCAGGAAGTGCAAGCTTTGAAACGAGATCAGCAGTCACACGACCCGGACGCAGAGCCTTCGAGTAGAGGTCTGTGAGCCATAATGGCGGAACCATCTCTCCACCAGTGCCGTCGACACGGTCGATACCGTTAGTAGTACGAGCCTCAACACGAACCTCGTCCATGTGACGGCGAATGTTTGACCAGGCACCCTGATCGTTACGCAATTGCGCATTAATCATGTCGCGAACGAATGAACGCTCACCATGCTCGGAGTAAGTCATCGGTTCAGCACCGACCTTGGCACCACTGAAAGCAGGCACCTTAACTTCAGCACGAGCCTCAACGATGACAGCAGAACGTGCCTCAGATGCTTCAAGCTTCGCGATCTTCACATCAAGATCAGCAATTTCGGATTCGCGTGCTTCAACAGCGGCGAAAGAATCCTCAGATGCTTCACCGGAAAGAAGTCCACGAAGGGTTAAGTCAGCAGCGTCGCGCTGCTCACGGAAAGTTTCTAGCATAGACATGCCAAAACCCCAATCGTTTAGGTATAAAAGAAACCGGCAGGGCAAATGCGCCACGGGTAAAACCTGCAAATGCAGGTAGACAAAAGGTCGAACTACTTCAACAAACCGTCACGCTTCGCTTGCCACTTCTTCGCAAGCCAACGCGAATCGAGATCGTCCGCAGAATCGACAGAACGCAACCCGACCGAAGTGTCCGAATACGCGCCCCAAGTACAGATACTCACCTCGAACAAGTTCAGTTCACGCAATTCACGCAAACCATCCTTCGTCCGGGTTTGACCATCAGGAGCAACAGTGAACGCGAACGACATTTCCGAAGCGTCACCACGAGTCAGGACGCTAATAACTTCAGCGGCGCGAGGATTCGTAGGATCAAGAACAGCCTCCATAAGCAGGCCCGTCTCATCCTCAGACAACGTCAACGTTCCCGAATTACGTCGAGCAAGAGGCAACTCGTCCGTGTTGTGATTCACCAACAAGTAACACTCGTCGCCGTTATCCAGCGAACGAGCAAACGCTCCTGGCTTAATCATTTCCCTGAACGGCAAACCGTCAGCCTCACGATTGAACACAGCCGCGTAACCACGAATAGCAACCGAACCATCAGCACGAACTTCCGTACGCAACTCAGCAGTGATATTGCGTTTCTCAGCTGTAGCAATCGCCGAACGCCGAACCTCAGCAACAGCATCAACACTGTTCATCTCAATCGGCTCTGTAACGTCCTCTGACGGGTCTTCAACTTCAGACGGTGTAACTGCCTCAATGAGTTCAGCAAGTGCCGCATAGACGCTAGCAATCAACTCAGGGACACAATCAACATCAACGTCGGCGGGTTCAACAACCGCCAAATCGTCACGACTCTCCATGCTTTGCTCCTTGAAAATTAGAGTGCGCGACTCAAAACCAGCGGCAATCCGCTGCGCCCACGCACCAGTCGCACCAGTTCGGTCACGCAACTCAGCAACCTCGACGGCAGTTAACGAAGCAGGGAGATCAGTTTCAGCAAGAACCGCCTTCGGCGGCCTAAAAGTTTCAGCCATTCGACACCGCCACAGGATCCGTCAACGG